ACAAAAGTTCTTTTGCCTTTTCCCTTTGTTTTCTTCTTCTTTCTGCTCTATTCATCTTCACCCTCCTTTAAGTTCTGTATCTCATCTAAGGTTTCTTGAACATAATTCATAGCTTTTTCATCAAACAACCCATAAGCATTAGCAGCTATATCATCTAAAGTTTCTTCCATTAACTCATATTTTTCTTTTTTAAAATTGCCATGGTCAAATACAGTATTTTTATTTCCCTCAATATAATTACTCATGGCAAATCACACCATCTGATACTTCTTCAAAAACTGCTTCTTTTTTATTAAATTCATGATTGCAATCTAAGCATTTAAACCCAGTAAATATTTTTATATCTTGCCCAATCATAAAATCCTTTTGTATCAAATCTGAGTTGCACTCAGGACAAACAACTATCAATATATTAGTTTCCATTATTAACACCTTCTTTCAAATCTGTGTGACAAATAAATTCAACTTCTTCATCACCATAATTAATTGTATTGCAAGAAGGGCATTCAAATTGTGCCAATCCAACAGAAATAAATTCTCCAGTTTCTATATCTAAAAATTCAGTTGAACATTTTTTACAAGTAATTTTAAAAAGGTCAAAGAATTCATTTTTGCTATCCTTCCCTAAATTTTCATTTAAAAATTCTATTAATTTTCTTCTCTGTTTTAATCTTTGTTTCCTAGTCTTATATTTTAAATAAGGTATTGTTTCAGCTAATAATATTTCCATTTTTGGAGCAGCTGCTATCAACTCAGCCTTTTTCTTAACAGTTTCATACTCTGTTTTTTCACATACAATCTTAATGCCTGAATTGATTATTTCGAATGAATAATGGTCTTTGAATTCTTTTCCTTTCAAGTGCCAATTTCTATTTTCCATTTTATTCTCACCTCTATATAATATATTCTATATCAATCATGAAAGTCCTTCTTTTAATTTGAAATTATTTTAAATAATCCAAATTATTTTCTCTAGTCTTAAATCTCTTGTTACCACATCTATGACACTTATGGTCTAATTTACTATCCAAGTATTCTTCTTCAAAGACAAACCCACATTCCATACAAATTCTGTAAGTTTTACACACATTACCTCCTAAACAAAGGCTCATAAACAAAAAAGTTTTCTCTTAACCAAGGAACTAACCAGCTTTAGCCTATATGAGCCTTAGCTAAAAAGGATTATTCCCATTGTCTTCACTTGCCTGCTGTTCTCTTTGTTCTCTGGTAGTAAAGTATTCATCTATAACAGCCTTACTATCCCCACCCTTTTTATCTACTAAACATAATTGTTGATAAGGGCAGTCCCAAGAACATTGACCCATACTTCTACTTCTGATATTCTTATCAATGTGTTCTATCAAATTAGACATAGCTACCAATTCTTTCTCAATGTTTTTAAGTTCATAAGCATCTCTATCTATCCATTCTCTTTTAAAAAACTTATCATCTTCATGTTTTAACCTTGTTAAATATTTTTCATAATCTTCTGGGTCAAAACCATTATCTAAAATAGCTTGATAATAAGTTTCATAATCAGTAGTCATCTTAGCCTTAGATAATCTTTTCCCAGACTTAATAGGCTGAGGAACTGTTGGTAAGTCTAATCTAATAACATTCCAGATAGCACCCATAATTGTTTTGTTAGGGAACATCTGACTCATAGCCCAAGTATAATAATCAATCTGTTCATTTAATTCTAAATGTTCAGTTTTAGTTTTAGGTGATTGAGTAGTAAACTTATGGTCAATTAGCCAAATTCCTTCATTTGGAACTTCTATAACTTTATCCATATATCCCATTAATTTATTGTCAGTTCCAGGAATTTCTACTGAAAATCTAAGCTCTGGCTCAATTAAATCTTTCTCATCTGGACTTCTATAATAATCATACTTATTAAAATATCTTTCTACTACCTTAGTAACAAGCTCAATTTCTTCCTTACTTTCTTCATCAATAAACTGCTCTGGAATACCATTCATTTCTTCTCTCCAGTAGTCTATGATAGCTTGTCTCCAGTCATTTCCTCTCCACTTTTCTTCTAAGGCTTTATGACCCATACTTCCCATTCTTGGTGGAGATGCTTGTTCTATCCTTCTTAACCCTTTTTCATATCTGTAATGATACTTTCTAAAGCACCTTTTTATAGTTGATATTCTACTATAAGATATTTCCATTAATTATCTCACCCCCATCTTCAGTAAAATAAATTCCTAAATCATCCAAATATTCAATGCCTTTTTTACTTGGCTCAGCAGGATAACCTATATCACTTTCAAATCCTAATAATGAACTGTGCATAATCATAGCAGTTTCTTGAGCTTTTTCACCTAATTCACTAAATTTATATCCCTTTGTTTCTTTTTTGAAAATTTCCATTAATTATCTCACCCCTAACCCCTCAATTTCAATAAAAATTTAGCTCTTTCTAAATTGTTAATTACTACATTAATATTGCCAGGACTTCTGCTATCACCTCTAATTTCTTTAGCAGCCTTTAAAGCTCTATCTATTTTGCCTTCAACAGTATCTTCTCTATCAAAACCCATTAAATTAGCTCACCTCCTTTCTAAAGCCTACTTCTCATATGGTTTATTATCATTTTCCTCAATCTCTTTTACACTATCAATAAGAGTTTCTACTTGTTCAGAAAGTTTGAGAAAATCTTGATGGCTTATTCTACCTAAGCCTTTTTGTCTGTACACTCTATTCTGGAATGATTCCAATTCTTCAAGCCCTTTATCTTTAATTGCTTTCACTATGATTCACCTCCTTTAAATCTACTGTATAATGAACTTTATCAGTTTTATCATCTATCATATTAAAATTCAAGTCAACTACTTTAAATTTTTCATTCCAATCTTCCCCCAGTTTTTCATCTAAAATTGGGTCTAGAGTCAATTTTATACCTCCATCTTCAGTAGTTATAATATCTTGCTTTATTGAAATGGTAGTTATATTATCACTCATTAAGGTGAAACCCCCTCATTAATTCAGAGATTGATGACAATTTAAGGCTATCATCAAGGTCTTTTTGATTAGTAATCATTTCAATTAAATTTAACATTCCTTTATAAGCCTTTTTATTAGGGTTTTGCCTTACACCTTCTAATAGATATTCTAAATAATTTTGTAAATCACTAAAAACTAATATTTCACTATTATCTCCAGGAAGTTGTTCCATAAAAGTATTGATTTGTGATTTAAGAGTTCCCCAACCATGATAGTAACAAGAACTATTATTTATTGATACAAAAGCAAATTTGCCTTCATTAAAATCATGACTAACTTTTGTAAGCCTAAAAAAGTACTGGTCATTTATTACACCTAAGATTACACAAACATCATCAATCATTTTATCTTCTAAATTAGCAAAATTAATTTGATCAATATTATCATATTTTACATATTTAATTTTACTCACTTTACTCACCCCTTAAATTTAGTAGAATTTCTTTTCCAGTTATCTTACCTTCTATTAATGAGTCAAAGGTTTCTTGTTTTTCTGCTAATAATTCTTCTATATATTCTTCTATGCTATCCTTAGCTAATAACTCAATGACAGTCACATTTTTTTCTTGTCCCAATCGATGTAATCGGTCAACAGCTTGAGTATTATTAGCATTAGTCCAGTCTTTATCTAAAAATACAGCTATACTACCAGCAGTTAAAGTCAATCCCAGGCCACCAGCTTTAATAGTAGCTACAAATACCTTACAATTATCATTTTCCTGGAATTTATTGACTTCTTTCTGCCTTTCTTCATTCTTAACTCCACCATGTATCATTCCATAGCCTATACCTTCCTTATCTAACATCTTAGCCACTAACTTAGCTGCTGATTGATATTGGGTGAAAACTACTATCTTTTGGTCACCAGAGTCATCTATAATCTCATTTAAAACCTTAATTTTAGCAGACTTCTTAAACTTTTTAATAGAAGGTTTTTCTGCTAATAGTTGTTCACTAACAGCAATTTGTTTTAACCTCATAATCTTAGAAATAATTATAGGTGCTTTTATTTCTTCTTGTTCAGAAAGTTCTGCTACCATATCTTCTTCCATTTGGTGATAAATTTTACTTTGTTTACCTTCTAGTTCTACCCAGCTTTTCTGCTTAGTTAATTCAGGCATATCTTCAATTACTTCTTCTTTCAACCTTCTTAGCATATAAGGTTTTAGCATCTCTCTAAACTCTTTAGGGTTTTTAGCACTACCAATTTCCTTCCCAAATCCATTATCCCAAACTTCACAGTATCTATGAACAAATCTCCAAAAGCTACTGAACTTCTTCCTATCTATTATATGAAGTAATGACCATAAGTCCTCTGGGGTATTCATAATTGGAGTACCAGTTAGAAGGTAGTTCCTCTTAATACCATTAGTAATCTTGTATAAGGCTTTGGTTTGTTGGCTCTTCCTGTTCTTCATTTTGTGAGCTTCATCGTAAATAGCCACTTCAAAGTTTTTATTTTTTATAGCTTTGAACAACTCATTATCAACCTTAGTCCAATTACCATTAATCTTAGCTCTGCTTTTCTCTCTAAGGCTGGCATAATTAGTAATGTAAAAATCTACATCATTTTCTAGTGCCTCAATCCTTTTCTCTTTGCTACCATCTAATATTGTATAGGTTTTATTAGGCAACCATTTCTCTATTTCTTCTGCCCAGTTATACTTAAGTGAGGCAGGACAAACTATTAAAGTAGAGCTAGCATTAATATTATCTACAGTAGCTAATGATTGGAAGGTCTTACCCAATCCCATATCATCCCCTAAAATAGCACCTTTAGTTTCAGTTAAAAAGTTTACACCTACTCTCTGAAAATCATAAAGGGTATCAGCTAATTCAGTATCAAGTTCTTCTGGCTTGACTTCTTTTCTATCTTTATTAACTAGCAGATTTTCTCTTTCTATCTTTCTTTTCTCATACCATTCTTTTAATAAATCTGATTTTTCTAATGTTAAGCCTTTCTTATCCCAAATTTCAGTAGCATAATCTACCACTTCAATCTCTAATGGATAAGACCAAATTTTCTTTTTAGCCTTCCACTTACCGCCAAATTTGTTTTTAACTTTTTTACAAAGTTCTTTATGAGCATAAGGTGATTTAATTGCTACACCCTTTTTCTTAATAGTTCCATCTTTCAACTTTCTAGCATCCATTCCAATCTTAGATTTTCCTTTCCATTTAGCAATAAATACCACCTCCTTTTTCTCTCAGTACAATATAATTATACTATATTTTTAGTAAAAAGTAAAGGCTATTTAAGAAAAATATTAAATAAAATTAGAGTTCCTATCCCAAACCAAAATCTATTAATTCGCCTTTTAGTTTCCTCTCTTTCCTTTTCTATCATGTATTCTAAAGCTACATTCTTTTGCCTTTGTATTTTCTTATCTCTGCTCAAACCCATTCCTTCTGCTAAAATTAAGTTGGTAGATAAAAGCACTATTATTAAAGTAAGGATTAAAATTTTAGTCTTCATAATATCTACAAACACACCCTTTCTCTTTTAAATTTTCAATACATTCTTTTAGATATTTCTCATTGTGTTCTGGATAGCACTTTCTACCAGTAACAATTATAGTATCAATTAATTGATAATTAACATTTATAAAAGGCTCAAGGTTTTTACCTCTGTGAGTAGCTCTTTCCCACTTCTCATTATAATTATATCCTCTTTCCCTTCTTAAACTTAAATATTTAAAATGATAAGCTATTAAATGTTCAATAGGGTAATTAAAAATATAATCAACAGTAGAATGGTTCTTTTCCCAACCCTTACCTCTAAGGGCACATATTTCTCTGTGCTGCCCATTAAATTGATTAGCTGGTAGCTTATCAAGTAAGTCCTCATGCCATAATCTCATCCCATATCTGCCTCCTTAATAAACTCTATTTTAAGTTTCTGTCCAAACATATTAATAGTTTCACCATTATCTTTGATAGTTGATATGCCTTGTTCTTCAAAAAAGTAAAAATCATTAGTATATTTAACAGCACCATTTTCTAAGTTAGTAACTTTGATAAGCACTTTTCACTTCCTCCTTGGTATGCCATCTTCCCCATCATTATAACCAACTTTATAACCATCAGTATATGCCTTATCATATATTTCTGCTTGATAATCATAATCACCATCTAAAAACTTTTTAATTGCATATCCAATTGCTATGCCTAAAGCCATCCCTTGCCAAAACATTTCCTCACCCCCTTTCTTCAAGACTAAATATAGTATAATATAAAACTAGTAAAAAGTAAAGTGATTTTTAGAAAAAACTTTAATTATTTTTAAAGATAAAAAAAATAGCAGTCATCTTAACTGCTATTAATTAGCATACAAACCTATTATTAAACCTGTAACTAAACCATATATACCCCAATTAATCTTTCCTTTAAAAGACTTCTCTTGTTCAATCTCTATAAGCTCATCTTTTCCAGATATGATTTTATTTTTTTGTTCTAAAATTTTTTCATTAATTAAGTTTTGTTCCTTGTACAACTCAATTTTTTGTTCCAGTATATCAATCTGTTCATCTTTTAAATTAGAAATTTTGTCTTTGTTATCAATTATATTTTGTAGCTCTTTTTTAAGTTCTTTTGCTGCTTGTAATTGCTCTTCCAAATTATTTATCCTCTTATTTTTAGAAGAAATAACTTCATCAGTTTTTTCCCTTTCCTTTTTAATAGCATTTTCTAGGTTTACTATTTTATTGTTTAAGGAATTGATAAAATCCAATAAATCTTGTTCATTTTCTTCTGGTAGAAAATAGCCACCTTCTACCTTTTCAAAATACTCAAAGTTATTTGCTATCACCATCATTGGACTTAATAGCATTATCAAGGTCAGAAATAGAATTAAACTTGTCCTTAGGATTGTTATCACTTCCTTTTAATAACTCATCATTTTGTTTTCTTAAAGTTTGAAGTGTTTTTTCTGCCTCTTTTTCTACTTCAATTAATTCTAATTGCTTGCCTTTTAAATTTTCTATTTTTTTTATCTGCTTATCAATCTGCTTTTGAGACAATTCATTTTCTTCCATTAACTTTTCTATTTTAGTCTGTTCTTTTTGATATTGCTTATCTAGTTTATTAATTTCTTCAGTCAATTTAGACTTTCTTTTCTCAAGTCTACCAATCTCTTTTTCTTGTTTTTTAATTAAGTCTTTTAGCTCTTTTTCTTGCTTTCCTTGTTCAGCAGTAGAAGAATACTTACCAAATAGGAAACTAGCTAAAAAGCCTAAAGTAGCAAAACCTAACCAACCTAATTTATCTTTTATTTTTTCCCACATACTACTGTTTCCCAAAAGAAGAAAGTGCATCATCAACAAATACTGAACCAATAATAGTCAAAACTACTTTCCCATACAAAGCATTATCTACTACTTCAAAAAAAGTTAAAACAGTAAATAATAATATAAAGAAAACAGCTGCTTGGAACCAATCTTTTTGAAAAAATGATAACCAATCTTTTTTCAATTCTTTAACTTCTTCCATAATACTCAACTCCTTGATAAATTGATTTTGCTAGTAAATCTAAATATTCATCACAATTTAAAAGAATTTCTTCTCTTAGGTTAGTAATAAAACCTACTTCTACTAAAATAGCAGGCATATCAGTTTCTTCAAGAACATGTAAATTTCTTCTGGTCTTTATACCCCTATTAGTAGCATAAGTATTCTTGATTAGTCTATTTTGTACCCTATTAGCCAGTAGCTTACCACCCTTGCTACCAGGATAATAAAGTGTTTCTATTCCTTTAGCATTTTGACTTTCAGCAGCATTAGCATGTAGAGAAATAAATATATCTACTTCATTTTCATTAGCCAATTCACTTCTCTCATGGAGTGGGATATAAATGTCTTCTTTTCTAGTAATAAATAGTTCATTATCATCTTCTAAAAGTTTAATTAATTTTTTAGATAAAGCTAAAACTATATCACTTTCTTCTGAATAAATCTCATCTATATAAATTTCATCATCCATTTCTTTATCTTTAGGGTCAACTGCCCCTGGCCCTTCAGGGCCACCATGGCCAGCATCAATCAAAATCTTCATCAGTAATTACCTCCCCTTGAAACTCTAAACCTTCAAACTCACCATTAAGCACATCAATAACCTCATCAAACCATGATAATATAGTAGCAAATAAACCTATATATTTATCAAAAATTATAGCTTGAATAATTTTAGGATTTTTATAATAATTTGAATTTGCTATCTCACACATCTCTTCTAAAAAGTTTTCAGATTTTTTATAATAAAATTTCTGGAACTTTCCTGCTAAAATCTTTAATGCTTTTATTTCTTCATCATTATAATTATCTACATAAAAATAAGTTATCATGTCTTCTATTACACAATTAAAATATTCTTCATTCAGAGCCTGAATTTCATCTTGAGTTAAATCATTATCATCTACTTCATAAGCTAATTCTTTTATTTTTTCTTCATAAAAGCTAAATGTGTTAATAAGAAAATCCTTTACAAGCAATTCTTTGCCTTTTAAATCTGCCTCAATTCCAAACTCAATATAATTCTTAAAGTTCTTTAACCTTTGGTGCACAGGGTGGTTTTTTAGTTTAGCTATTTCATAATCTTGGTTGCCATCACTATTACTAACATTTATTCTAAAAATTCCAATAATAGCCACTACTACACTTGTAATAGCAGCTATTATTTTATTATCTACTTCCATAAAATCATTCCTTCCATTAAATCACCTCAAACAACCACGCTACAAGGCAAAATTTTTCTTTTGTATATTTTATCTCTCTTAATGGCGGTAAAATTAATATTATTAACTCATAAATAATTATTTATTTATTGCCCCCTTTACAATTAGCATCCTAAAAATCAACATTATCATTTTGTACTACATTTGTTGCACTTGATACATTATTAATGTTTGCAGTGTTAATAACTGAAAAGATATTATCAGAAATTTTAATATTTGTTAATGTTCCTTCTAAATTAATTGCATAAGTATTGCTATCAAGAAAGTAATTATCATTGACCATCATCATATCAGCATCTTGTACTGCAATAAATTGTCTTGGAGATGTAGGGTAAGGATAATTGATTATATTATTATAATTATAACATCTATCAAAATAATTGCTATTAATCATTGTCCTGTCAGTTTCTTGTATTAAAATTGGATCTAACACATTTGCAATAAATTGGTTATTGATTATTTGTAATGGCCTTGTTCCAGACGAGTAATAAGAAATTATGGAATAACCATAATTGTGAGTAAATTTGCAATTGCTTACTATTAATTTACCGTTATTACCCCCTCCAGATGCAGAAAACACACAAGCTCTGTCAGGTATTCCAGAAGTTTTATCAGTTCTACCATCAATTAATTCAAATTCACTATTTGTAATAGTTCCATTCGCACCGCCATCTATATATATTCCACAAGTTAATGAGAAAAAACTACAGCCTATAACTTTCCAATATTCAGCATTTTCACCAAAATATACACCCTCGCCGTGCTTTTCGCTGTTATTATAATCAAATTCACCTATTGAGGTTAAGCATTCATTGTAAAAATTACATCCTATAAACAATGCTCCTGGGTAGTGGTTGAAACCTGATAAATTCTGGTCTTTGTTAATATTTGATAAATAAAATCCCCTTTGCCTATTTGAATTCCCAAAATTATATACATCTGTATTAATAACCTTTAATGTTTTTTCAATAAATGAAATGGTGAATGCTCTAACTTGTGAAAAACTTGTATTATTGTAATTAAAATTAACATTTCTTAATTCAACTTTATTACAATTATTAATTTTAATAGCAGTTTGGTTAATTCCTGTAAAGTTATTTGCTATAATTTCAGAATTTTGTGCTTCAATAACTACATTATTTTTATTAGCAATTGTTATTTTATTTTCAATAGAATATTGTCCATTTTCGCCATATGGGAAATACAAGTATAAGTCATCTCCATCTGGAATACTGTCAATGGCATACTGAATAGCTTTTGAATCATCAGTAATGCCATCACCAACAGCCCCATAATCATTAACATTAACGAAGTCCATTTGGCCTGCTATATTGTTTAAGTGTATTTTTTGTTTTCTAGCTACCTCAATATTATCATTTAATATTGTAGTTTGACCTTCTGTTAATAATATATCTGCTAATAATACACCTTGGGCACTATCAATAGCAGGTTTTGTAGCACTACCAGCAGTTGCTGAAATACCTTCTACTATATTAATTTCTGTGTTGGTTTCTAAGTCCATTACATCAATGTAAACACTTACATATTTTTCATTTCCAACAGTAGTAGGCAGGTAATTGCTCAAATCAACAGTTTGTTGACTATCTAAATTAATTCTAGCACCATTAATGTTGAACCCTGTTAATGGTTCAACTAAAATACTTAAGTTTGCTGTTGTGTTTTCTGTTACTGCCCCACCTGTTAAGACACCTTCTGTTAGAACATCTGCAATTCTGTCAGCTATTCCTGCATCTATATCTTGAAATGATTGATAATCTTTATTATCTTTCCAATTAAACCAATCAGCTGGTGGTTTTTCACCTGGTTGCCATCCTTCATCTTTTTTACTCTGGTCTGGTTCTGTACCTGTTGCATTCCACTCTGGATAATTATTACTTATATTTTTCAAAATAAAAACCTCCTTATATATTAACTAAAAAATCCTTCATCTGGATTATAATAAGCACCTAATGTACCATAATTAAACCCTTCTTCTTCACTATATTCAACAACTCCATCAGTAGCTGAAAAAGCAAATGTTCCTTTTACAAAAAATGAAATTCTAACTCCAGCTGCACTTAAATCTTTTACTATTTTCACTAAATCTTGAATAGGGAAGCCTATTGAATTTAAACTTTCTGGTGTAATATTGAATCTATAAAAAGCTGGTTCTGGATTATCTGCTGCTAAAACACCTGTTCCAAAACCCTCATATTCACTTGTTTGGACAGTTCCATTTACATTTGAAAATCTAAAACTACCCCATTCACTTTCATCAATTTGGATATTTTCTCTTGGTATCTGAAAGAATGTTGCTATATATTCAATAATGGAATTTACATCTCCACCAGATAAATTTTGTCTGATTTTAGATTTAATTAAAATTCTATAAATATCATCACTAAATAGACCACGCTCTTGTCCAACCAATTCTCCATGTTTATCTAAGGTTATTCCAGTAGCATTACTTAATTCATCTTGTAATTCTACCTCATCTTTAGTAGATTCAATTAATTGTAATTCTTCTAAAATAGTCTGGATTAACTTACCTAAATTACTAACCTTTTCTTTAATATAAATATGAGGAAACTTATTAATTAAATCTTCAAATTTAAGCATTTGTAATCACTATCCAACTACTATCAGTTAAAGCTACCTCTCTGAAAGCTACAGTTATATTTGAAGTTCCAGTAGGACTTGAAGAAGTTCCAATGGCAAGTGAATTAACATCTTCTACACCTGCAATATTAAATACTAAATCAATAATTTTGTTATAAATAACATCTTCACTTATACTTAATCCTCTTGGATAACTTCCATCACTTAATTCTCCACCAATATATCCTATAATTTCATCTTTAATCTGAGTTTCTCCATCAGATGGGAAAGTATCTGGGTTAGTAGATATATCTAAATCTATATAAATATCTACTTCACTAGCTCTTGAAAATCCAACTGTTTGCTCATTACCTGAGTCATCATCTAGCAATACTGAAATACTACCAAATGACTCAATCCCAGCAGGTTTCTTATTAAAAATAGCTTGAGCTATTTCTTCATCTACACCCCCATACACAATGCTCTCAAAAGATTTAGGAGGTAATCCATTACTATCTGTTTCCATTGTTACATTTTCTAAAACTATACAAGCAGTAGTATCAGTTTCTTCTAAAATATTAGCTCTGATTGAATTAGTAGTTGAACCTCCTGCTCTATCATAAGATTGAATATATCTTTCTCTCAACTCTTGGTCAGTTTCTCTTTCACTTCCACCTTGAGAGGCACTTGGGTTATTAACTGAATCAAGTCCAGAAATTGGATTAACTACCTCAGTAATAGTATCAGCAGCAACATTTCCATTTTCACCATCTTCCAAGGCTTGAACTTGTAATGTTATACTACCATCCTCTATATAACCACTCTCAACAGTTTGAAATTGAACTGGTTCTTTTTCTACTGTTTCTACTAAAAATTCTTCTGGAATAAATGTTAAATCATCACCAGTAAAAACTACATCTGTCACTGCTTTTGTACCAGGTTGCCTTGTTATACCTAAATACTGAACTACCTCATCTAATGTATGACCAGTAGCTGTACTTATCCATCTATTATTATAGATTGACTCCAGGGCAAACCAATACAGAGCTATTGGGTAAGAAACAACTTTTACTATTTTAATTAATGGATTTTTATCAGTCATATTCAAACTGCTGAATTTATTTTTAAGGCTTAATTTCATATCCTCAACAATTTCTTCTCTAGTTTTTCTTTTAAATCCATCTTCAGTAATTCCATAATCTGCCATCTATTACACCTCAATTCCTGCTGAACTTTCAAACTTAGTTCCATCTACTAATTTACCACTAAAATCTATTTTAAGTTCTCTATCAAAGCCATTATATTCTGTACTAATTTCTATTGTATCCTCATCAATATCAGGGTCATTTTTAAGAACATCTTTAACTTGTCTTTCATAATCCCTATCTGTTTTAGATTTATCTTTCATCATCTTAATCCATGGAATACCTAATAGTTTATTGAAAATCCATTCACCTTCATTTACACTTAAAGCTATTTTATTTCTTTGTATTACTTCTTCACTTTCATCTACCATCTTTAAATTATACATTTCATCAAATTCCATGTCACCATCATTGTTAAGGTATAAACTTTTCACCCTATCACAACCTTATAAGTTCTGTGTAATTTTACCAACTAATTCTTGTTCAACAGAGTTTAAAATACTATCCAATTGGGGCTTAATTTCATCTGCAACAATTCTATTATATGTGTTGATTGTTATTTGCCCAATGTGCCTGTTGCCACCAGCTTCAATATAAGAAGAATTGCTACCCACTGAAAAAACTCCTAAAACTAATTTTTGTACACTTTCATCAGAAGAAGAAACAGTTATATAATCCTTAGCACTATCTGAAGGTTGTATAGCCCAAGTCAAAGTTATATTTTCAGTAGCCCCAGCACTAAATTCTATTGTTTCTGTAGAAGGATACAAAGTAACTGAGTCAACTACTGTATTGTTAAAATCCAGCAATTCTATTACAACATCTTGTTTACTTACTGAATAATTATTTATCACCTCAACACCCACTGAAAGTAATTGCCCTTCTAAAACTACTTGATTAATATTTGTTATATTTACATTTATCATTTAATCACCTACCCCGAAGTTGATTGCCCACTACCAGCTACAATTATTCCTGCATGAGTTCCAGCTGAAGAACCACCACTAACATAAGTTTCAATTGCATCACCTATTCTAGCTATTGGTGGGCCACCTCCTGCTAAATTAACCTTTCCATTCACAGTGGTAGTAGGAGCATTGACTGTTACAGGGCTTCCAGAATTAACTGTGGTATTGCCAGTAGTAGTCACATCAGTATTTCCAGTAGTTTCAATTAATAAATCACCATTCTTTTTCATAACAATTCTGCTACCAGCTTCTTGATTTTCTATGAGCAAATCTTCTGTATAATTAGGGTTTAAATCTGGTTCACTTTCTAATTTTAAACCTTTAACTACTACAGCATCATCATAACTAAATTTTCTAGTCAGCTTAACTTCTTCACTTTTACCTGTAATTAATAGCTTGTCTAAAGCCCTTTCATTAAAAATTACTTGAACTATATCCCCCTTAGAGTAGGGTGGTCTTATAACAAATCTATCAGCATTTAAATGGGCTACTGGAACTTCTACTACTGGAGGAATTTGAACTTGTTCACCTTCTAACTCTTTCTTATTTAGAAGAATTACTTCAGCATACATTGTTTTAGCATCATAACTCTTAATTTTAGCAGGCAGAGCAGTATGAATACTATCTATCCTATCTTCTATTATAGCCTTAATAGTTCTATTGATTTCCTTCAATCATCTCTACCTCCATTTTTGTTTGATAGTTATCACCTTGACAAACATGCTCTCCTTCTATAACTCTAAAATTTCCTTCAACTGTTTTGCTTTCTAATCTTATAAGGGTATCAGTTTGAATTTTATAATTGAATAAAGATAAAACTGTATATTTTTCACTATCTTCTTCATCAGTTTTTTCTGGAGAAGAAATAAGTCCAGTATCACTGTTTAAGAGAATAGCCCTTCTATTAGAAGTCTTACTTGGTCTAAGATATATCTTACCTCTACTAGAGTGTAATTTAGACCCAGTATCAGCTGCTATTTCTTCTAAAGCCTTTCTATTGGTAGTAGAAAATGTAACCCCTTTTTCATAAGTTACATCTTCTACTAAGTCTATTTCACCAACACTTAGACCAGTGTTTTTAATCAATTCTGGAGCAATTTGAGATGCTTTAGAGTTAGCCTTCCAAGTTTTATTTACAGTAGACCTAAGCCATGCTTCAGTATTATCTCCAACTATTAAAGTTGTAACCTTATCTACTTTATCCCATTGAGTAACTGATTTCTTAATTATTCCAGGAAGTACAATACCATTATGCTCTTTATACCCAGCCTTTAAAATAAATTGAGTTTCAGCTTTTAACCCTTCTATTGTTTCATTTTTTAAATTATAAAGGACTACTTCACCAACATTTCCATCACTTTCATCTGAAAATTCAATATTAAATTCAATATGAATTCCAGGCATTTTTATTTCTAAATTTTCTGTTTGGAATTTAACTGTTCTAATCCAATATTTAGGCATTAGTATCACCAGTTGCCAAATACAACTTAATCTCACTTGTTAAATTCTCATAAGTTATCTCATTATTCTCTCCACTAAAATCTAAAGGAACAATTATAAAATCTTCTGAAGTTAATGCCATTAAATTTTCAGCATAAATCAGTTTTCTACCTTCTATAATAGCTTTATCAGTTAAATCTTCATAAATACTTACATAAAATTTATGGTCATAAGTGTTATATGAGAATTCAAATCTATAAGGGATTTCATTAATTTCTGTTATAAACTTTTCTGGTCTAAACTTTATATTACTAATATCTAATGGTAAAGTTTTTAAAATCATTCTTCTTCACCATCCCCATTAAACCAACTTTTTCCAATATCAGTAAAAATTCTAAGACTAGTAGGGTCAGCACTTCCTTCATCTATTTCTTCTTCACCAGTAGCCTTTTCATCAGTTTCATCTTCTGATGTTCCCCCTTGAACTTGCTCTCCAGTTTCTGGGTCTACACCTAAGGTTATATTTACTGTTTGTAGTTCAACTATTCTTACCTGCTTTAAGGTTATAGTGCATTCATATCCATCACCATAACTTGCATCTTTCATAGGACTTATGCTTTCAATAGCTAAATTAGTATAAGTTCCTAAGCCTCCAGAATAGGCAATGAGTTCCTCTGAATCTTTCATTTCTACCAATTCAGAATACTTATCCATTGCCTCACTTCCAGAGAAAATAGCCTTTATGCTTAAAGTAGTGGGTTCATTTCTAATATGGTCAGAAATATTCATACCACTTTCTACTGGTTTATCTGTAATGGTATTTGTAAAGGTTGGTTGTTCTTGTTCAACTACATCAAAGACTAAATTACCTAGTGCTGCCATTAAATACCACCTGTTTCTGCTAATCTACCCTTAGTAAATTCATCCTGTAAAGTCCTTCTAATTTTAAGCAATAAATCTTCATCATTACCATTAGAATTATCTATGGTAATATTAAATTCATTCCTTTGCTCATTTAGTGCTTGTTTTGTAGTGCTAGTAGTATTATTTACAGGTTGCATTCCTCCTGTTATAGTGTATTTGTACTCTTGTTTTTTACCACTAGCTGCTGCTGTAGGACTTGTTTTAACATTATTACTTTTTTCTTCAGTTCCAGTGTCTATTCCAGGGATGAATTTTTGAGCCCAATCTGGAACTAAACTAGACCAATCAAAATCAAACTTATCTTCAATTATTGATTTAATATTGAATTTCTCATCAAACCAGCTTACTATATCATCCCACCAGTTATCCAAATCATCTTTAATTCCACTTAAAATGCCTTCCCCTTCAAGTGAAAAATCTAATATTTCAATCATCAAATCTTGCATATTAAATATAGCCCAAAAGGCAGCTTTTGTTCCTTCCCACAAATCAACAGTGGTATTATATATTTTTTCTTTTGCCTCATCATAATCTAAAAACTTAAGCTCTGGGAGTTCAATTCCTACCCAACTAGCTACTTCAACTATTAAATCATTCCAAACCTTTTCTATGGTCATAGTGAATAAGGTATAAAGTAAAGCCCCTTTTAAATCTAAAAGCCCTATTATACCATCAAATAAAGCTCCAATTAAAAGTTCACCTATTGTATAAAATGGAGTGGACATTTCTGCTAATCCATCACCAATAGAACCAAATGCTTCAAGTACACCTTCAGCATCAAAGTTAACCAAAGCCCATATCAATTCTCCAAACCCTTTTGTTAATGTCCATAAACCAGAACCAAGCAATTTAACATTAGCCCATAAATCTATGAAAAAGAATTTAACTCTATTCCAAACTTCTATAAAGTCCCAACCTACCCCAATAAAATCTAAGAAACTATCTATTAAAGGAAGTAAAACTCCATCATATCCATGTTCTATTGAAAGGTATAAATCCTCAAAAGCAAAGTACAATCCAATTACTAATCCTGCTAAGATAGCAACTTTACCTGCTGTTAAGCCAAGTCCTCCTACTATTGTTTTGAAAATAGTAGAACTTCCTATCCATTTAAACACTCCCCAGACAGCCATAACTGGCCTTCTAAGGAAAGCAAAAGCAGTAGCTAATCCTAAAACAATAGTTGTAGCTAATCCTATACTACCAACTAAACCTTGAGTCATAGGTGGCAATTCATTGAATACATTAACACCATCTTTAACACTTTGAACAAAGTTTTTCATCATAGGAATAAAAGTCAGACTCATATTAATAGCAGCAACATTAATTGAACCCTTTAATTCTTTAAAAGCACCAATTAAAGTATCCATTTGTTCTTCTGCCATCATTTGAGCAGTTCCACCTGAATCAATTAATTTTTGTTCAAAATCAGTCAATTCATCAGAACCAGCACTTAATATTTTTCTAAAAACTGCCAAACCTCTTTTAGTGAACATATTTGAAAGTGACCTTTGTCTTTCTTGTAAGGATAAACCTTCTAAACCCATTTCAAATTCCTTTACAACTCCAGTCAAGGATTTAAAATTATTTTCATCATCCCAAAGCTCAATACCTAATTTATTCATTTCTTCAGTCATTTGAGCAGTTGGGGAAAGTAAATCCTGGATAACACTTCTAAATCTTCTACCAGCTCTAGTACCAGTTTCACCTCTATCAGCTAAAAGACCTAAGGCAGCAGTCATCTCTTCAATTTCCCAGCCAACACCTTCTGCCTCACCAGCTACTTCTGTAAAAGCAGTACCTAATTGAGCCACATTAGCACCAGCAGAAGTAGATGCTTTTAAGAGGACATCAGCAACTCTTACTGCCTCTTCTGCCTCATATCTCATAGTATTTAAGGATTTAGCAACAATTCTTGAAGCATCAGCTAATTCCATATCTGAAGCAGCAGCCATATCTAAAATTCCAGGTAAAGCTCCAATTACTTCATCAACTTCAAAACCCATTCTGGCTAACATTTCTTGACCAGCAGCTGCTTGACTAGCTGTGAATCTGGTGTCAATACCTAATTGCCTTGCCTCTTGAGAAAGTTTAGCAACTTCATCAGCTGTTGCCTCTGCTACTAAACCTGTTCTTCTTACCTGGTAGTCAAATTTTGCTCCAGCCTTACCTATATTATACATAGCAGTAGACATAGCAGTAAATGCCCCAAGCAATTCATACTTATACTTTTCAAGAGTAGCTAAACCTGTTTTGAATGCTTGTTGTAATTGATACCCTGTAAGTTTAGCAGTAGCACCCATTGTTCCTAAAACACCTTCTGCTTGTCTTACATTTTGTTTTAATTCTTGGACTTTAGCATCTGCCTTATCCATTTTTCCATAATCAATTCCAAAATCAATTCCAATAGCTAAATTTCTCTGTGCCAAGTTTAGCCACCCCCTTTATTCTTCTTGGTTTCTTTAGACATCATTTCATAAGCAGTATATGCCTCAATAAACTTATCATAAGTCATATTCTTAACACCTTCATAGTCTTTTAGGAAAAATACTAAGTCCCAAAATTTCATTTTATTTCTTCTTATTCTAGCTTTGTACTTATCCCTTTTTACTGCTCCTATGTGATGAATGCCATATTCATCTACCAGGTATTCAGTATGATCAGGCTTATAGAAATGATTCTATTTCATTAACCACATCTCTCATTTCTGCTACACTATCAAAGCTGTCTAGAGTTAGTTTAGATGGCTTAATTACTACATTATCAAATAAACCCTGTAAATACTTCTTTCTTACCAAGTTCCCCTGAGCATTAGTACACTTATCACTATGGTCTACTACCCATTCTACACCTGGATGTTGTAATACATATTCTTCCCCATTAATTGTCTTTTTTACATTATCATTTTTTGGCATTATTCAATCACACCTTCCATTCCTCTTATAATTTCTTCATAATCAGCAGCTATAAGTGTCCACTCTCTCTCATTCAAGTCTGAACCCTTTTCATTATCTGGAATACTTCTAACAACACATTCACTACCAAAACCAGAAACATCATCTGTATAATTAAAATCTTGAGTAGCAAAAGAGAATGATTGGTCTTGATTATACAATTCCATCAATTTAGCATTACTTGGTGAATTATCTGCTAGAGTAAATGTAACATCAGCTACATCATTAGCACTCTTAACAAAAGTAGTTTCACCTTGAGTTCCTACATGGACTGTTCTTTTATCTTCAGCTCTGGTGATTGTTACCATAGTATCTTCACCAAAACCAGTTAAAATGTGTCCATCTACAACTGTAATGACTTTGGTTGGGTCATATTGAGCCATTATTTATCATCCTTTCTATACTTTTAATACTCCTTCTACCTGCACTGTATGAACAGCACCAGCAACAGTAGCTACAAAATCAATATCTGGTAAAATTCTATTAGCTATATCATTATCAGGTATTTGTTCTCTAGTAGGAACTGTAACTTCCCACATTCCGTTTCCGTCAGCATCCTTAGCAATAACTTTTCTTCTCACAGCTAGTTTTAGAACTGCCTTAAGTTCTGAAACTACCAATCCAATTCCAGGATTATCATAAGGAACTTTCTCACTATTATAAAGTAGGAAGAAAATACCCTCTTCAATTCTAGCTTTCATCCAATCTTTAGCTCTTTGAATATCTAAAAATCCTCCACTAGTTTCCTTACCTTCACTAGTCATATCTACACCCATTCTTCTAACATAACTATTTACATTAGCATCAAGCAATGTGTTCTGGTCAGTGTTAGAATAAGTAGCAACTGAAACTCCATTTAATCCTTGGAATTTCCAAGTTGAACTACCAGGGTCAGTTGGAGCCATTCTACCTGTAATAGCTGCATCCAAATATTGGTCTGTACCAGCACTTCCACCATCATGAGCAAAAATACCAACTCTACTAGAGCTAATTGTACTAGCCATAGTTTCAATATTAGCAACTGTTTCTGTAATATCTGGTTGAGTGATGAATAATTTTCCATTTGCTCCAGTCCAACTAGCTGTTTCTTCAATATCTGCCTGAACTCTACTAGCCAATAGAACAAAATAAAAATCATTATGCTCCAACACTAAATCATTTAGAGCACCTGTGATACTAGCATAATCTGGAGTAGTCGCACCTAAATCAGTACCATAAACAGCAACTTCTTGTGGACTTGGTTCTTGCTCAAATATTTTACTTACCATTTCATATCCCATACTACCACTAGTAAGAGTAGTCAACCCATCAGTACCTTCTACTTCTTTATATGCTACATCAGTATCAGGTACAAAGACTAATGGTAATCCAAACCCTTCTTTACTGATTGGGCTTGTTTGGTCAAAAATGACCACTTCTACATCCTTAGACATAATTAAACCTCCCTTTAAATATCTACTTCAAATCTTTCTCCATTCATATTAAATTGTACAATCTCAATAGTCTTTTCAGTAACAACAACTTTGTCTGAAAATCCCAATATCACATCAAAGCCTTGCCTGTCTTCATATTCAGTTTCAATAAAAGTCTTTCTATTTTGAGTAGGGGTTATTTCTTTAATTACAGCTTTACCATAATTATTAAGAAATTCCCTATTTAGTTTATTTATCATAAACCATTGTCTAGCTTTATTTACATACACATCTACATCTTCACCATAAAAGTTTAAAGATAAAGTAGTGTCAAAATTGATAATATAAGTGTATTCTATATCATTTTCAAACTCTATTTCTTCACTTGGAACTACTTTCCTAAGAGTTATAAAAGATTGTCTTGGTTGGGCATCATACTTAGTAGTAAAACCTATTCTTCCTCTTGGGTATTTCATCAGTTCAGGTTTAACATCTTTAGTACCTAATATAAGTTGCTCAACCCCAGAGTAATCTTTTATATAAGGGTATAGCTCATCTAAAAACCCATCTAAGTCTATCATTCTACCACAACTTTCTTAGCTACAAATGTAGAGAAGTCAGCAAAATCAAGCCATGAAGTCTTTTCTCTTACTTCATAATTTTTATCATTCCTTGAATCATAAATTGTATCATGCTCTTTTAAAGGCATTATACTACCTTCTCTTTGATATATCTTTCTATCTTGAGTAGTATAAGCCCCACCTTCATAATCATTTATTTGTTCTGGCCTTAAAGGGAACATAATTAATTTTAAGGTTTCAGTAATAGGTGTTCCTTCTACAGCTCTACCATTGATTATTTGTTCATCTGGAGTTCTGGTAACCTCATAACCTTTTTCATATTTTGTTAGTACATGAGAAAAATTTAATTTCATTAAGACCATCTCACTTCATATTCAATACTCTGCCATAATCTGCCTGTATCTTGTAGAGGACTAGCACTCCCTCCATCCCCATCTCTTAAATCAATGGTCATTTGGGTAAGAGGTGGACTTTCTATATCGCCTATTGTTTTCTGAACCATTGATACTACTGAATTCCCTAATTTATCCATAGCTAAACTAGCAGGTATGTCTCCAACTGCTACTCTGGAAAGTAAGGTTTTAGCTTGTTTTACTATCTTTCTTTCTTGCTCATCAGCAGTCCTTCTTATAAAAGACCTTTCTGGAATTTCTATTTCAGTAGTGCTAGATTTAAGAGGATAACCTAAAGCTGCTAAATAATTCCTCATTTTTTCTGTAACAGCTATTCTTATACCAAATTCATGGACAGTAGCTAAATCTACTATTCCAAAATCATCTTCACCTGTATCTTCATCACCAAATACCCCTATTAATAAGGTAGCACCACTTAGCTTTTTCATTTCAGAGTTAATCTTTTTCCACTGCCTATCATCATCCTTTATGGTTATTCTTTTCATTATGAAAACAACCTAAAGTCAATACCATTTTTACTTTTAGACATCTCTAAAAATTCTTGACCATAAGCAGTAGTTTTATAACCTTCAGCATCAGCAGAAGAACTTTCATATTCAACTCTAATGTCTTCTATCTTTTCTACACTAGTTCTTCTGACAGTTAGACTGCCATAATGGGCTGCTAAATACCTTTGAGCTCTTTCATTCCCATCTAAAGCAGTATCTTCTAGTATACCAATAGCATCATCAATGAATAATTGAATAGTATCAGTATCAAGGTCAGAAAGGTGAGGGGCAATGGCCAATACCTTATCTACTGTTGTATTAGCCATTATAATTCACCCTTATCAATCTTTTCCTGAATTTCTTCAGCTACTTCCTTTCCCTGAATGCTTTCTCCAGTGGACAGTTCATACCATCCACCACCTTTAGGTTTAGGGAATTCACTATCAATATTACCTTTATCATTGATAACCCTTTTTTCTTCAGGCTTTTTAGCTTCAGACTTTATTTTTATATTGCCATTCTTCAAGTCATACTCAAAGCCTTTGTGCCCCTTGTTCCTATCAAGTTCTTTTTCACTTACTTTATTAAGACCAGGCTGTAAAGCAATATTACCATATGGCAGGTGTTTTATTTCCTTGGTATTATTTACTACTTCTACCATTCATATCGACCTACCCTTCTTAAATTAAATCAAATCTACAAACAGCTAATGGTCTGCGAAGGATTAATCCACAAGTTCTTTCTTCTGTTCTTACTTGATAAGCTCCATTAGGAAGTCTATATGGTTCTTCTCTCTGGAAGTCAATAGACAATCCAAGTTGCATATTTGAAGGTGAAGTATCAAGAATTAATCCTGAATCATTAGCACCATCTGGGTCTGCCCCTTCTAAATAACTAATTTCTAAGATTTGGTCAAACCAACCTTGCTGCATTAGATAAGTCATAATAGTTTCACTATTATAATCATTATAAGGTTTAGCTAATGCTTCATATTGAGTAGGAGGAAGAATAAGGGTATCTACACTATATCCATCTTCCTTGTTAACCTTAGCTCTTGCCTCTCTGATATCTGCTATAATTTCTTGACCAGTTTTGAATTCCCAAGCAGTACCATCAGCATCTGAATCATTAGGAACATCATAAGTGTTGATACCAGTAGCATTAACAAACCCTTCAAGTCCTAAATCAGCATCACCAAGGAATACTAAATCATTTTCATTTTCAGCAACAAATCTTCTAGCAGTTTCAGCCTTTTCAGTGTCTACACTTCTGTTATTAGCTCTAGCTGCTCTAAGCTCTTGCTTTTCAATTTTAAATCCATTCTCAATAGAAATTACCTTTTGAGTAATTCTTTCCTTATCATTGTCTACATATGGAACATCATCTGCTCCAGCAGCAGACCTCTTAGCACTACCTTGTCTTTCATATCTATCATAAAGATAGGTTTCAGCATGCTCTGGAATATCACTATAAGTGCTAAGGAAAGTTCTTACAATCAATTCTTCCTCTTTTGGTTCATAGAGGACATCATCAATTGCCTCTAAATCTCTTTCCAGTAACATTCCATCTTTTCTTTCAACTCTGTTTCCTAAAATATCCTTCATTTATTTACACTCCCTTAAAATTATTTATAGTTATGCTAATTGTACTTCTTCAGTTTCCATTGGGAAGTCAATCTCAATTTCAACATTATCTCCAGCAGCTGCCCCTTCTACAAATTGAGCATTCATAAGTTTTACTGCATAAGTTCCACCAGTCCCAACATCAGCATCTGCTTCAGTAGCAGTCATAACAGTTCCATCTGGAGCAACAGCAACCTTATCCCCAGCAGTTGGAGCAGTATCAGCATCAGCATACACAGGGACTACCATAACACCTTGAGTAACAACTACCATAGGCTGTTCATCTACATATTCTTCATCATCAATATTTCCAGAAAGTCCAAATCCAGCAAATCCAGCAATTTTAGCACCAGCAGTACCATCAAACTCAGCATATTGTTTTTCTGGGTCTGTACCTCTCATTACTGCTTTACCAAATCCAATAATACCTTCAGCAGCACCTGAAATCCTTTCATAATACTTAGCTTGAGCAATTTTACCTAAATCTAATTCTGCCATCTTATTCTTCCTCCTTTAAAATTTTAAATCCTATTTTTTAAGATTAAGTCTACCTTTTCTCTTTTCTTCCAGCTTAGAGTTCTTGCTATCACCTTTTTTAAATCTAAGGTTATTATCTCCAAAACTCTTACTATTAATCATTTTAAGAGTATTTAAAGCACCATCAAATCTAGCAGCAATGTACTCATCAGACTTTTCTTCCATTTCAAAATCTTCATCAACTTCTGAAATTAAGTCTGCTTTAATTTCTTTAGTAGTTTTACCACTAGCATCATAGCCAGGAACAAATTCTCTTACTGAATCAATAAGGTCAAGTCTATCTTGAACAATAGCATCAATATCCTTATCTTCAAGTTCATCCATTCTTTCTTCTAAGGTTTTTAGCTCATCTTCTTTACTATCTAGCTTACCTTCTAAGGTTTCCTTTTCAGAAAGAATTTCAGTCAACTTTTCTTCATCCTCCTTAAGAACACTAATTTTCTCATCACCAATTTCAATCTCTACTAACTCTTTCTCATCTTCCTTTTCAACTTCTACCTCTACTTCTTTTACAGGAAGTTCAAAACTATCTAACCAAGTATTGAGTTCCTCAGTTCCTTCTTCAGAAGTATAAATATCAAAATCAGGTGTTTCTTCAGTTCCTAAACTATCCCAAAAGTTCTCAATTTTTGTGTACTTCATATCTTCTTTTTCCTCCTTCTTAGAATATCCAAATAATCTTTTTTCTTTTGAATCTAGTCTGGCTCTTACATCTTCACCAGCTCTACCCTGTTCTACATGAGCAACATGATTTATCCTTATATTTCTTTGAATTCTATCATATTGTTCCCCTTCAAACTCACCACTTTCTTCTTCCAAATCTGCCCTAAAACCAATACTGACTTGAGCTTTCTTTCCAGACTTTACATAAGCTATTAAGTTATCATCGAAAATTGTTTCACTAATAACTAATAAATTATCTTCTTGTCTAACATCTTGGTGAGTTGTGCCTTTAGTAAAGTCCATCCAATTATTACTATCAACCATAACAGGAGGGTGTCTATCTGTTACTGGGACACCTTTTAAACTTCCCATAGTCAAATCTGAAAATATTTCTTCTGGAGGTTTAAGCTCATTTATAATTTCACCAGTATCCCAATCATAATAAGGCATAACTCCAGTTCTTGTAGCAGCTATTTCTACTGTAAGAAAACCATCTTCCTCATTCTCTACATAATCTAAAACTTCTGCCTCTTCAAATCTCTGGACTGTTTTCATCTCCTTACTATCACCTCCTTCAATTTCACCCGTTGCTATACCTTGATTAATTGCTTTTTGCCTTGCTTCTTTTTCTTCTTCACTGTATTTATATCTAGGTTTACCTTCTCTTTGGCATTCTTGTACTGGCATTTAATCACCACCTTGAATTATAGTAATATCATTATAATTACCCCGCCAACAACTGTTGCAATAAAATCTAAAAACTCTACTGAATGTTTTTTAGGATTGTGATAGTCATATATTTCTTTGAACGCTCCTGCAATAACTGCCAATCCTAAACCTGTTATCTTATCAAATAGCATTGTTCCCACTAAAGCTATAACAAAACCTGCAATCAAATGTAACAGTTTATCTTTAGGCAAAACATCACCTCTTTCAAAGTGTCGAATAATCAAGCTATTCAGTAAGTTTTCCTTCTTCAACTAGATAATCAAAAAATTTTTTCAAGCCTTCACTTTTTGTTGCGTTTTTCATTTCTGTTGCAGTTTCTAATTCTCCAAAGTTATTGTTGAGAAATTCTGCCGAAACCTCTCCTTTAGTCCATTTTTTTTCTTTTTTCCCTGCATAAGGGTTTTCTATCATATTTCTATCATTTGCTATTTTTGAAAAATCCATTTATACCACCCCATATAGAGCTATATTGTAATCGTGGTCTTCTGTGTCTTCATTTTCAATACCTATTCGCAGTAAATTAGTAATCAAATTTTGTTGTTCTGAGTAATCTCTATAACCACCAGTAAGCGAAAATAATGTTCTGGAAGGTTCTAAATCTGGATAAGAAAAATCTGATAATACTACTTTTACAACCCGAAAATCGTGTTCGTTTTTATCACTTTCCATAATGGCAACTGTATATTTTGTATATTTAGACATATCAACATTATCAAAAACTAAATAATCAGTAGAGCCAGCTGTTATAGTGTAATTAGTTTCTTTTTCAACTTGCTCTATACTTCCATTATGCGACACATTAATTGTTTCACCAGCAAGAGTAATTTTTCTTTTCCCATTTTCATCATTTTTATCAATTTTGATTCCATCTGGAGTATAAGTGTATCCAGTATCATCTTTTTCAGGTCTATTCTTATCACCCATTATTATCATTCCTTTCTTCTTCTATATCTTCCCAGCTAAATCCACACTTAGGACAGGCTGGTGAAGGATTATTTGCTAAAAATTCATATCCACATTCTGGGCATTTATATTCAAACCTTATAACCATTAAATCACACCTTTGTAATAATGAAGTGGATTATTGAAAATATGATAGAGTATATTAATGTACTACCAAAAAAGACTAAGCCATTCACTATCCAAACAGTTGTAAAGAATGTTTCTCTTGGAGGACTACCTGTTTCAGAATAAATCCAAGTAGTAACTGCTCCTAATACAATTGATAAAACTAAATATAAGAAAATCATAACTTCCCCCTATCTCTATTCTGAATCATGATAAACTCTATAACCATTAGAGGAATACTCAACAGCAACTTCCCCTTGACCTTTATTCCCCTTCTCCATAAATGGTAGTTACATCTTCCTCAACAACTTGGGCTATACACCTACACTGTATTTCTTGGCCAGGGTGAGTTCCATTAGGGCTTCCTTCTTTCCAAGTAAAAATTTGTCCATCCCATTCTTCATGGGTATCTCTAACCCTATTATCACCTACACTAGACCATACATACCTATCCAAACCAGCTTGAGTTTGTCTTTGTCTAGTAATTTCTGCCAATGTTGAACCTACTTGGTCTCTGGCTATAATCTTAGCATTACTTATAACCCCATCACTAGCTTTCTTTAGGCCACTTTGTATGGTTTTTATACCCTTACCTTTAGCAACTCCATCCCTAATAACTCTTGACACTTCATCATAATACCTCTCAGGTAATGATTTTATAAGTCTTATATTTTCTTCTATTATCATTTTTATTCTAGCATTTGTATTAGGATATCTTAAATTAGGTGAAACACCAGCTACTGCCATAATTTGTCTATCTACTTGATGTATCCCAAATTCTCTAGTTCTCTTAACCATATCATTAGCTAAATCTTCAGCTTGGTCTTCACTTATGCCATGTTCCCTTCTTAGTCTTTCTAAAAGAATTTCAATCTCATCTTCTGGAGCATCCATTAGTTGTTTGTATTGCTTTTTAATTCTTTCCATCCAAGTTTCATAAGTTATACTATGAATATCATTTAAAATACCTTGAATACTATTCTTGTAACCATAAGCTATATTCATAGGAAATCTACCAGGTATTCTAGCCATTTTGAGCACCTTCACTAACTTTCCTTTTCATATCTACATATTCAGCTAATTCTTCAAATTCACTCTTGCCTATACTCATTGAATCAAGAAAACCTTCTTCACCAAACCTCTTTTCTCTTACTTCATCTGGTTCCAATACCATATTCTTAATATATTTCTCATCTATTTCTGCTTGTATCTTTCTTAATTCCATATCAGTTTGGTCATCTAATCTCCAAAGGGAATTAAACCTCATATCAAAATTAGGATTTTCCACTCTACCTTCTCCAACCCCACTATTTTCTGCCTTATATAATAAAGTTATTAATCTTTCCAGTAATGGTCTAACATACTTTTCTTGTATACCAGCTATCCTCATGTAGTAATTTACTGAATCAAACTTACCCCCAGTAATAGTACCTTGCTGCTGCCCTAACATGTGAGATTTTGGCATTCTAGCACTTCCTGCTAAGAAATCCCATACAAATTCTACCATAGCACTAATGTTAGGCAGATTGTTTCCTGGACTTTCATGAGTAAGTTCTTCATCCTTACCAATAACTGCTAAACTCATAGAATTAAAGAAACTTTCTAATTCTTCTGTAATAGCCTTAACTTGTTCTCTACTGTTCATATTAACATCATCTGACTTTAATACTTTAAAAGTCATAGCATAGGCTATTTGTCCTAAAGACCAAGCTATATTGTCTAATATAAGGATAGGCTCATAAAGTGGTATTCCTAAGCTCATACCCCACTTCTCACTTTCAAATACTCTACTTTGCATATGAAGTATTCTACTGGAGTGAACTAACCTTGTTTCTTCTAAAGTTGGAGCCAGTTCATAGAACATAAATTTATTAAAATCTGGAGAAAATGGGTCTTCATCTATCAATCCATCAATTATTTTCTTCTTAGAAAATGGATGGATATAATCAATATCATTAAGTCCTTCTTCATTAATAGGTTCATCCAAGTTAAAAGAACTTTCTTGACTAAATCCCAGACTTATCAGACCATCCCCAGTAAGTCTTTCATACTCTATCATTTTACTAAAGGCAGGCTGGGCATCTAAATCATTTAATTTATTTAGGATTGCCTCATCTTCTTGAGTATTTTTAAAACTAATCCATTCTCTAGTAGCATCTTCTGCTGGTATTTCAATTATATTTTGAAATATGCGTTTGTGTTTATACATATTATCTATTTCTTTTTGAGTTAATAAATTATCTTGCTGGTATTGAGAGTGTAAGGGGTCTTTATTGTACTTCCCCTTAGAACTACCTTCTTTCATGGTAGTCATGAAGTCATTTCTTTTTGCTTTTATACTATCTGGTATATATAAATTCTTATCCTTCTTATATGAAGCCACTAATTTCACCCCTTACCTTTCTATTTCCAAGCACCTAATAATCCACTACTACCCCTTCTTCTTTCCTTTCGACCCTTATAGAAGGCCATGCATATGGAATCAGCAGTATCTGGACTTTCACCAATTCTTTTCTTAATCTTTTTCTTACTCTCTACTTTAAGTTGTCCATTAGAAGAAAATTCATACTTAATAGCAGTAATTTGATTTTCTAAATCTTCATCATGAACACCTATCTCAAATTCACCTTCTTTTAAACCCTGTCTTAATTGCCAATACATTTCTGCTCTCTTATTTAAGTATTTATCATAATTTACAGCCTTTTGACTAACTTTAAATCCATTTACTTTCTCATAATTGAAGCTATTTTTAAGTTGGTCTTCAACTCCAGCTCCAACTCCAATTGTGTCTACATTAATTAAAACTTGTTTCCATCTTTTATACCTATTAAACCTTTTTCTTATTATTCTATCAGCCCATTTAGAAACTTCAGTAGTGTCCATATTTCTAATAGTATGGACTTCTGTTAATCTATTCTTAATTGTTATAGCTAAGGAAGTTTGGTCACTACCAAATCTAGCCACATCAATACCAATAGCAACATCATCTATATCATCTATAAAGGGTATCTTTTCATCTACTTGGGCTTGTTTCCAGACATATACAGGAATAATAGTATATTCTTCATCTTGTGGGAAGTTACCCATTACCTTAGCTTGCCATAAGGCACTATCTTCACCCCAAGTTTCATACCTTTCTCTAACCCATTTTGGAGTTATTAATTGAGGATAAGGTAAATCACTAGGGTCAGGGGCTTTTTCTTCCCAACTACCATCAGCTATATCTTCCATAGTTATTCCATACTTAGTAAAATTAGGAGTATCAAAAGCTGAAATATTAAACTTAATAAAGCTATTGTCTTCTGCATTATGAGCTTGATAAAACCTACCAGCTCTTGATGTTGGGTTTCCAATGTGTAAAACTCTACTATTAGCACCAGAAGTAATACCATCTATACCATTAAAAATTGTTTCTTCTACACCAGCTGCCTCATCTGCTACCACTAATATTTTCTTTGCATGGAAGCCTTGAAAGCTATCAGTATCACTAGTAGCAAAACCAATAGCAAACCAATCTGAATTTATTTGCCATTCTTGAGTTAACATTTTTCCACCTAATGGCATATTGCTATTATCATAGCCTGTTCTAATTTCTTTCCATAGAACTTTTTTACCTGTCGATTGGTGGGAGCAGTTGTAATTACTTGAGTTCCAGGGAACATTGCCATTGCATGAAGCACTACTCTACTAGCTGTAAAGGACTTTCCTGCACCGTGGCATGATGCAACTGAGACATTCGAGTGTTGAATAGCATTTATTATTTGTCTTTGCTTTTTCCATAATTTATCTCCAATAATCTTTTCAACAAAGAAAACTGGATTTGTTTTACTTCTTTCCATTATTTTCATCAAGTCATTTTTATTCACTCCTAATCTTCCCTCCCTTCCTATTTCAAGTGCTTATATGTAAATTGTAAATCTATAAAAAATAAGGAGGAAGGAAAAATCTCTTAGAGGTGAGCTAATGATTAATGGGGTTATAAAAACCTTCCTCCAAACCTTATTTATACTTCATCACTTTAAAGCAATAAAGTTCCTAACAAAAAATTTTTATGGTAAAGATGATAACACTCATGGTTTTCACCATAATCTACTTCTACAATATCAATTTCACCTTTTCCATAGCCTTTTTCATATTTATCAAGGTATTGAGGGTAAAATTCAGCTAACCATCTTTGAAATTTATCATAATCAGCTTTCCACTCCATCACTAATTGCTCCTTGCCTTAATTTTATCCAATTTTCTAATGGCACATTTGGTTTCCCAAATCCTGTTTGTTTAAAGTAACTCATAGAACAATCCAAGCATAAGCTGTGGGATTTCATTATGCCATTAGCTTTCTTTTCAAAAAAGCTACCTCCACAAATTACACATTCACCATTACCAGTCTTATAATCAAGTTCCATCCTGTTTTCCATGCTGCCTCCTGCTAATCTATATTTCCATACAAATGAGCAATATTCTCTATTTTACATCTCTGTTGCTCTCAGGGATAAACATACTTTTCAATCTATATTAGTTATCAATATATTTTGTAAGCCCTTCTCTTTGTGCCAAATAAATGATTGAGATTTTGGTTGACTTAAGTACCCTTTCTCATAATGCCAATCATCATTAGCAGTTACACTACTTAAGTTGCGAACTATAACACCATTCTTTTCTTCTACTTGTTCTGAATGAAGATGACCTCCATGCCACTCTCTGTATTTAGTTTCACCCCAAAGTTTAGGAACTTCTACTTGCATATTTCCAAAAATCCTTTTCTTCTCTTTGTCCATATGAGTAAAGCCTAATAAGTTGCTACCAAACTTTCTGTACTTTCTAGTCTTAGGGCTTATATCCACCTCTACTGTGGTAGTATTATTAAAGTAGGCAGATAAATACATTAAAGCATAAAAACTGGTCTGTTTGTCGTGGTTTCCAGGTACTAGAAAAACATCAACAGTTGGACAAGTGTTGGCCAGCTGTTTAATAGCTGCTACTAGCAACTCAACTCCATCAATAAACATCTTCTGCCATCTACCACCTATTGTTTGTTTAGTTCCAAAAGTGGTGTGACCTTCAATATCATCATAATGAAAAAAATCATTGCCAATAGGAAATAGAACTTTCTCAAATTCTTTATCTTCAGTCCTTTCCAATACATCATTAATAACTGAAATAAACCTTTCCTTAGCAATGTCACTGTTATACTCATTATTTGTCTCTGGTTCCCAACTCAATTTATCTAAATGTAAATCTACTATGGGTATCTCTAACATTAGTTCTCTATTATTATTATAACTTAAATCTCCACTAAAGTCTAGGGTTTCACTGGGATTTAGGTGATTTTTTATCAAATTATCTATTTTTTCTAAATAATACTCATCTTCCCTGTAATTCTCTAGTTCTTTTAGAGCTGAATCAATTTCTTTTTGCTGTAATTTTTGGAAGTATTGCTCTTTCCTTCTTTGTAGTTCCTCTTCAACCAACTCATCAGTATCCTTTTCCATCATTTCCTTATCAGTGTAAGGCACATCATCATGAGTGAAACCAAAAGCTGATTTGAGCAGCATAAATTTCCATCTTGGTAATTCATACTTCCTACAAAGTTCATTAATAGTCAAGTAGTTTTTGCTAGAGTAATTCCTTCTAATTTTCTTGTACTTTTCATTAGCTATGGAAAAACTTCTGCCACTGGATTTAGCTGAAATTGTCCATCTGTCTAAATCAGGGTCATAAGAGGTGTCTGGTTTTCTTTCTTCATGACCTTCGACAAATTTGTTTTTCCACCTACTAATAGTAGAATGAGAAACATCACCAATTTCTCTAGCCAAACCTCTAACCCCATATTCATCCACTAAATCAAGAAACTCTTCTTTATTTTCTTTCAAGTCATCCCAATTTATATCCAAGTATATCACCCTTTAAATTAAAAATTTATCTTTCTATTTATAAAAGCTACCTATTATATATAAGAAGTGTAAGGCTAACAGACCTAAAATAAGCCAATCAAAATAATAAGTCCAATTTTGAGATGGCCATCTATTATAATGGTCAAAAATGTACTGGTTATATAATTCTGAAAACAATTCTGTCAGTGATTGAATTCCTAAGAAAATAATTGTGTAGAAAGTGAAAATCATCAAGCCTAAAGCAATTGTAATTAAAATTTCCAAGTGAAAACCTCCTTTAAATAAAAGACTATTGAATTTGTTACTAAAATAGCCAAGCCTATAACAAAAGCAAACTTAACTGTTTCCAATATAAAGTTGTAAAACTTAGGAAAGTTTAAAGAACTTTCATGAGTTGAAACCAAGCAGAAAAGCCTTTCTAAAATACCAATTGTCCCTACCCATACTATAAAGTAGGCTACTATAAATAATAAGCCTAATAAAAGGTTTATTAAGGCAGTTAACAAAATATTAATTTTAATCAACCCCTAACTTTATTTCTAAATTAGTTCTTGTATGAGGAGTTAATTTTATTTTATTTTTATTTTCTAAATAATATTCTTTAGCAGTATCATTAAATTTTATTCCCATAGCTTCCCAGTCGATTATCATTTGTTCAATATATTTGTCTGGAATTTCTATTGGGCTTCCATCTGTATCTAACCAATGTTGCCAATGATGCTTATTATTGAAATAATGATGCCTCCAAGCCATTTCAAATTGATGTTTATATTTTTCCTTATCCTTATAGAAATAACCAGCATATGCCCAAAACTCACTGCCACTAAATTTACTTAAATCATGGGTTAAGGCATGCAAATAATATCCTTTTCTAATTGATAATTTAAAGACATTCCATTTGTGTCCTAAAACATAAAGTAAATATTTTATTAAATACATCATTTATAATCCCTCAATCCTAATCATACCCATTATAAAGTAAACTATTTTGCCAAGCATTACTCATCACCTTCCTCTTCATCCTTATCAGGTTGCTCAAGTTGTTCTTCCTCAGACCAATCTTCAGCAGCTTTAGCTAAACTTGATATAGCTAATGGTCCACCATCTGCTCCAGAAATTTCCAATTTATCAGGCTGCCTATCAATAATTCCCATATCTACTAACAACTCAATATACTCCTTATTTAAGTTCTTAATGTCTTTTAGAATGAGCCTTTTCTCACCAACCTCATGGGTTTCTTCTACCAGGTCATATAATTGACCTTTGATGTACATTTGCTCTGTCAGAACTTGCTCTAAGATGTTGTCCTTGTTAATTTCAAATACTTCTAACAGCCATTCCCCTCTTTTCTTCCAATCCTTCTTCAATTTGCCTACTGGTAAAGGATTAGTATATTCATTCTCATATCTTTTAGAAATTATCTGGGCAGCTTTACTAAGACTTTCCCCTCTATAAATAAGTAGGGCTAATTCTCTTCTAGCACTCTTTTCAGTTTCCTTAGGTACAATATCAGCTTTTGGCATAAAAAACACCTCCTTTTTTAATAAAAGTTTGTATTTGTTAAACTTGGTAAAATTTTGCATATATAATTTTGGGGATTGGGGTTAATGTATATATAGCAGGAAATTTTAGGAAATTGGAAGTGGTGGAAATTATATTTTCAGAATTTTTAACCGACCCCCTATCTCAAATAATATAATCAGTAATAATAACTGTTACTAATAAGCTAACAAGAACCATTCCTGATAAGCTAACAGTAATTATTCCTAATAAGATTCCTTTAGTTGACTAAAGTGTTTATAATTTATAAATAATTTAATGCTTTAATACTTTAATATAATAAAGTATTTATAATTTATAAACAATTTAACCATTTAATACTTTACTACTTTAATTGACTAAAGTTATTTATTTCTCTTTGCCACTTTACTACATTAAAGTATTTATAATTTATAAACAATTTAACCATTTAATACTTTACTACTTTAATCCTTTAGCTCACTAAAGTAGACTGCCACACTTAACTTTAATCCTTTTTAGCTTTAATGTACTAAAGTAGAGCATTCTACTATACTTTAATTGTTTAATACTTTAATTGACTAAAGTAGAGTAATCTGCTTAACTTTAGCATTTTACTACTTTACTACATTAAATAATTAAATTGTTAAAGTATACCAATCCACTTAACTTTAGCAGACTAAAGTGCTCACCTTCTATAAATATTTTACTACTTTAATGTACTAAAGTAAAATTTTTCCCTTTATCTCTTTAATCCTTTAATGCACTAAAGCACTAAAAACTTCGTAAAATCTTTATTTTACGAACATTTTGTAAATAAAAACAAACATCAGTTCGCAAAGCTCTCAGAAGGGCTTAAAACAGCCATATACAGGTTTTTGGCCTTCAGGGTATAATAATACCAATATTGAATTTAAAACCAAAACCAGTTTTAAGCCCATAAACTTGGCTTTAGAAAGTTGAGCCATTAATTATACCAGTAGCTTAATTGCCCCAGGAAATGGGCCATTTGAAGGCTTTCTGAGTGGCCAAACTGAAGTTTGGTAGCAGGAAAAATAAGGAAAAACAAACTAATGTTTGTACCTTCTAAAAGCCCTTAAAAAGCCCATATACAAGTTTTTGGGGTTCAAGGTAGTTTTATACCAGAAAAAAATCTGCAACCAAAACCAGTTCTATGGGGTCAAATTTGGTATTATAGAATTGAGCCATCAATTATACCAGCAGACCAGCTACTGGCTTTTAAATGGGGATTTTGAGCCTTTTTGAGAGTTGGGTAAAAACAAACTTATGTTCGGGTGAGAAGAAATCTCCAAATCCTTTATTTATTTTAAAAGGAAAATTTTTCTAAAGAAATTATAAAAAATGCTATTAGGAACTATTATTATTATTATTATTATTATTATTAATTATTGTTATTATTAATTCTAATTATAGTATAATACGAATTTTATTAAAAGTAAAATGATGTTTTACTATGTAAAACAATTCTAGTCTATCCAAGGGGTTTTTTACCCCAAAAAGCCACATGAGCCCAGTCATCTCAACAAGCAACCAACTTTTATTAAAAAAAACCCTCCCCCGACCTTGACTGACCCCCCCCTATATACCTTTTTTTTCTACTAATAAGTGTGATACCCCTCCTGCTAAAAGTTCGGGAGGGGGTTTTTTACTAAATCTGCCCAAATCCCCTGCCCTACCAACACTGATGTGGGTTTTTTACCTATTTTACCCCCCCTGGAGAAGGGTACCAAAAAAAGCCCAAAAAAGTTGATACCCCTATCAACTAAAAAGCCAGGGAGGGGTTTTTATTAAAATTGCCTTTTATTCCACTAAAATTGCCCCTAAATCCCCCCCTTATTTTACAACCTGGTAGCTTTTATCCAGACCCCAATTAGCCTCTAATTAAAGCCCCATACAACCAGTTTTAAAGGGTATAACTTTAAACTTTAGCACTTTAAAGGATTAAAGAAAAAAAAATAAAATTATTTTAAGAAAAAAGAAGGACTTTTTTCATTGACAAAGAAGTATAATAGTAGAGGAACAAAAAAATAATAATTAAAAAGTTTTTAAAATAATTTCTAAAAAAAGAAGGACTTTTTAATTCAATGAAGAAGTATAATAGTAGAAGGGTAAAAAAATAAATTAATAAATAAATTTTAGCTTTTATTCTTCTATGAACTTTGAAAATTTAATAACTTCTAAAAAATAAATTTTAGATTTTAGATTTTATCTTTACCCTAATAATATTTTTATAGTCTTTATTAGGATGGGATTTTATAGCTAAAATTAATTAATAAAATTATTAAAATCTAATTTAGCTTTTTTAGTAGTTATTAATATATATTGATTTTCTCCTTAAATAGCTATTTTTTAATAGCTATTAAAGAGAATAATTAAAAATTAATTCTTAAAATTATTCTCTTTAATTAGTATTAAAATTATTCTTTAAGGAGGAATAAAAAATGAAAGAAGGATATTCAATTATTAAAATT